CCACCTCACCTCATATTTACACGCGCGAGTAATTTTAAATCTGTGGGGGTTCGGGGGGGGATTCTTTTCCCTGCTAACTTACGAGCTACCAAACGACTACATAAATTTTATATGTGTAAAAAGTATATAAAAATGGCTGATTTAGAAAAAGAAAAAGAACTCATCCGGTCGGCAATGCGATCACAGGGAACATATACGGAAGATTTAGAATTAAGCATACTAGGATGCGCCGGATCGTTACGTAAACATCTCATATTGATTAACGACATTTCGAAACTTAAAAAATCATTCGTTATTGAATTATCCCGCGAGGGGAATAAGTCGTATAAGATACAC